CGGACGAACATAAGTGCTAAAAGACCACTCTGCAGGTGCGTACGAATCTGTAAACATTTGACGAGCGCGACGGCTGTTTCCGCTTGCATCCGCCATTTCGTTCAGAGTAATTTCTGAAGTGTTTGTAGCTTGTGAGAACGAAAATCCGTCAAGAACTGGAATCTCCCAGATTGCGGAACCAATCTCTACATAGACTTTCGTGTCTCTACTAAAATATAATGTATCGGCCATAGTTTATCTCCTATGAAATATTGAAAGGACTTGATCGTGAATCCTTTGATTCGTGTCAGTCGTTTCTAGTATCGAACCTCTATTTGCATCTCGCCGACGCCGTAAGGTTCTAGTACACCTTCGTCAGTATCAATACTTACGATTGTGATTTGTTGAGTATATTGTGTATTTCCGTTTCTATCTATATAGGCTAATCTTGAGTTTTGCTCTAAAACAGTTTCTACGTCCTCTAATAAAGCTTCTAGTGCTACAACGGCATCTTCTTCATTTACATAACAGCGTACTGATACAGACAGAAATCTATCTTTGTAGCCTCCGCCTTGATATTCTCTAGTTTCTGATCCAGCATTTAAGTGCACTGCGGGGAACTCTTCTACCTCATCCCAGAATTTTAATCGTGGGCTAACATTTTGGAAAATATTCGTAGTGTAAGAACCAGTACCGTCTATTTCTTTTAGTTTATCTACTAAACCATTTACAATAGATAATCTTCTAGTTGTATATGTTCTTTCTACCATTATACTCTCCTAGTGTAGAATCTGCCAATTGCGAACTGCATTGCTATCTCCCTAATTGACTTATCTATCAAAGCTCGTGGATCTCTCTCAGTGCTTCCTTGCCTAAATCCAGTCTCAAACGTTTGGTATGGAAACTTTTGATAAGTATAGCCAATACTGGGGTAGCCTTTTGGTGTTTTTACTACATCAGTAACTTGTACACTACTTGCAAATCTTCCCGTTCTGTTTTCAAGTCTGGGAAACTGCATATTCTTTGCTACTACTTGTGGTAGTTGTTTATTAATTAAAGCTATTAATGCTAAAGGGGAGCTTGATACGCCCTTTGACGTCCTACTTTTTACTGTCTTTTTACGAATTGGTGCGCCGGACGCTGCTACTTTAGCTAACTTTCTAAGTTTTACGTCCGAACTACCGTGTTTAATTTTTATATCTTCGGACACTACCTTAACATTTTTAGACTTTTTAAACGGGTCTAGTGTTTTAGCTAATACACGCTTTCTTTTAATGGTTTCAAAAGAATCAGATCCTGGCAAGCCTGCTAAAGGACGTTGCTTATCCAGCTTTCTTAATGACTCTTCCAAAACTTTCAGCAGCTTTGCCTTTCTAGCTTTAGACTCCCCACCTTCTTGTATATTAGCGACAGTTGAGCCTATAAATACGTTCATTGTGTTAGTTTTGGTATTTCTTATAACTCTTAAATCAACACCCTGTTTCTTAAAAAAAGAAACAGCCTGAGCTGCAGTAATGGATGATTCTTCTTTAACGGCATTATCAATTGCATCTCTTACTTGAGATTCCACAACACCTTCTAGAAAGTTATGTTCTAAGTTCCATATCTTACCAGACTGAAACTCTGTACTCTGTTTAAGACTAGTAGAAACTATAATACTAAGCTCTGAAGCTAGCTGTACCATCTCTTCCTTGTACATGGCATATGCTTTGGCATATCTATTCTTTTCGTCCTTTACTGCAAAAGTGGCATTGATTGTACTATTTGTAAACTTAGTCAGGGTAACGGTAGAATCTCGTGCAGCAGTGTTTTTTATATTAGTTCCTATAGCTTTTATTGCTCGAAGTACTCCTGCGTTTATACTCTTTAAAATAGTATTAACTTCTGTATCTTTAATACCCTCAAAGTTTAGTTTTAATATATCCTTTATACCCCTGCGTATTGCTCTACGGGTTACGGTAAAATTATGTAATTGATAGTTAGCAGTCTGAGCTCTATAGTCTGAAGAGCTTATAGAAAGCTCTTTATGTAGTCTCTCTAAGAAGGCTCTTTGGCTTTCAATTGACATTAAAAGTTCTTATACAAATCAAGTATGCGTTTAATATGATCTGGAAAAGCTACGCTATCCCGAACGCTTGTACTTGCTGGGTTTTGAACCGTTGCTCCGGCGAGAGTTCGTCTCTCTTTGTGCTCTTCTTTGTGATAATACGTAATTAGATCAACAACTGCAAGTTTTAAATCTTCTGGGCAGCTTTCATATCCAGCGGTGTAAGACACCCGCACTGACCCCGCTCCACGTTTCCAGTCTTTATACGCCCCAGAATCCGCATGTACTCTAAAAATTGCGTCGAGATTATAATCAATAAAATACTCATCGTCATTGAGGTCAGTGTATTTTCCAGGAGTGACCATTTCTTCGATGCTCGAAATACGAATTAGCGGACTTTCAGTAAGCTGAATAAAGTTAGTTTCCCAGCTTATTGAAAAAGTTTCCTCTTTATTTGTTGAGTAATAATCAATAATACTATTACCACAGTAAGTTTTTACTAATTGACTTACAGACGCAATAAGATAATCTAACCGCTCATCTTCCGATGGGTTAGAGATCTTTTTAAAGGCTTTATATTCTTCTAAGGTAATTAAATTTGCCATAATAAATCAATTAGTAAAAACTTGGGGAGGTTGCCCTCCCCAGGTATAACTTAAGCTGCGTTAAGTTTCAAGTAAACTGAAGCGGCTTTGCCTACAGCTGCATCAAACAGCTCGTGGAAGCCCAAGTGCTGGCTAGCAACGATTACTCGACGCTGTGCAGCAACTTCATAGTCTTGCTCTACACTTACACCACGTAGACGTGGAATTACGAAGTTACGAGTGTTTACAGCCAATGCACCCAATGCACCGTCTTCAACTTCAGCAGGGAAGTTATCAGATACAACAATTGGTGAGCCATAAACAGCACCAACAAGACCAGTGATCTTGAGAGCCATATCTGAACCAACTTCATTGATGTTGGTAAACTCTGGATCTTCTAGCAAGTCATAGTAACGATCCTGGCTCACAATGTACACGATATCTTGAGGATTCATGCCGTATACGCCCATTGCTGCGCGTGCTTTTACAAGATCAGCAGCAGCAAGAGGAGCAGCAGTACCACTACCTACGTTAATGCCTGAATCAAGAGCGAAACCGCCAGCACCGAGGAAGCCAGAAACGCCATTACCAGCACCATTACCTTGAATGACTGCTTTATCAACTGCACGAGCGTGTGCACGAGCAACACCTTCGATCAGCATAGGCATCAAGTTTACAAGAACTTCTTCGTCAATGTAGTTGTCCATGTAAGTAGTAGACATCAAACGCTCAACGTTCAAAGTAGTCTGACGAGCCTGATAGGTGCCAGTAGCGCCATCACGGTTAGCCAAGCCATTGTTGTTTGTATCCAGTCTCTGAGCATTAGCACCCCAAACAGCTTCGTTGGTATCAGACTGCAAAGGAAGAACAGTGGTCTTAGACGATACAGGAACTTCTTTGAACAGAGTAGCTGTGCGAAGCTCAAGCTGAATTTCTTTCTCGATTTGAGTAGAAACCATCGTAGCGATGTCACCAGCAGCAGTAGTATAATCTACGCCTGCTTTTTCAAGTACTTCTCGACCGTAGTTGGTATCCCAGCCTTTGTTTGTCATAACACCCAACATATGAGCATTCATGAAGTCTTTTGCAAAGTCAGACATATTGCCTTTTTCTGCACGATCAGAGAAAACACGCTTTGAGTCACGAATCTTCGTGATTTCGTCATTTTTCTCAGCAAGCTGAGCAGAGAATTCTTTCAAAACTTCGCTAAGCTTTGCATCTTTCTCGTTCAGTTTTTCTTCGAAGTCTTTCATCAAACGCTCTGCGCCTGACTCAACGCCTACTTTAATAGCAGACTGAACTTCTTCTTCTTGAGCAGCTTTTTGAGCGGCTTCTGAAACAGCTTTTTCTTCTGCTTCTTTTGCTGCTTTTTCAGCAGCGGCTTTTTCTTCGGCTTGCTTCATTGCAATTTTAGCAGCAGTTTCTTCAGCTACTTTCTTAGCGAATGCTTCCAAGTCGATTTCGGGAGTTTTAACTTCAGACATTTTTGTCTCCTGTTCTGTGGTAGATTTTTCTACCTCATCCGGTGTGTCACTAGCTACGCTTGATGCATTAACATCTTCATTAGCCAGAGACTGACCGGCTAGATCCACACGATTGGTTTTTTGAAATGATTTCTTGAATTCTTCGTACTCTTCCATAGAGTCAAAAGATTTCGATAGTGAGAAAGTAGCTGCTTGATTGCAGGGTACTGAAACTACAGATACTTCAAACAACTCAGCGTCCTTAATCATTAATCCGTCGGTTTCCTGAATGTAATCAGCATCCTTGACTCGGAAACCAACAGAAAATGCTCCAAGGATACCTTCTTTAACTAGTTGTGCTACGTGATCTGGCGCTGACTTTGAGATTTTTGCTTTCAGCTCCAATCCATTTTCAGTTACCTTTAACCCCGTTGCACGGCCGATAGGCTTATCATAATTATGATTGAAAAGAATAATTGGATTCTTTTCAAAGTGATCTAATCCACCTTTTGTCCAGGCATCTGCACGAATAACATCATTTGCACGATCTTTATCGGACGTACTTGCCATTCCACAGATGTGAACGCCCCCGTCATCTTCGTCGAGAGCTTTAAAGGTAGAAGTCAGATTAAATATTTTTTCCATCTTTCTTCTCCACAGCCTTTGGCTTGGCAGGTTTTGCTGCCATTGAAAGTTTTTCTGTAATTGAGATACTTTCTTTGACTTCTGCCGGTTTAACTGCCGGTTTAGGCTGTACTACCGGCTTTTCATAGACATCTGGATAATAACGCTTTAATGATGCAAGAGTTCGTACCCAGTTGTTAAAATTCTTTTTAATTACACGAAAAAGTACAGGCTTTTCTGCCTTTCCAAAATACTCTTCGTAAGTAGGTTCAGATCTTATATCAGCTTTTTTAAAGTCTTTGTAAAGCTGCTCTAAAATAATATTTCTTACACGCGCTGATGGCATTAGTTTTCTTCTCCTTCAGTAGGCCTTCCGCCCTGGGTTGCATCTACTGCGCTTCCTGCAATATTTGCAGGCACTCTTAAATCATCGTATCCTTCGAGCATCTCAAACCCTAAATTCTCACGAGCTTCGTTTGGAGAGATAATACCTGTATTTACAAGTGATGTATAATATTGAGACTGATCTTGAAGTTCTGGTTGAAGAGCTGGAATGTTTGTTACATCCTCTGTAAGCTCAAAGCCAAAGAATCTTTCCATTGCAAAGTTGAGTTTGCGAACAATTGGAAGAATCGTTTCAAGATAGTATAGACGCATATTTGGACGCAAGTTTGCATTGTTTCCAGAATCTAAAAGAATTGGTGGAATACCAAGGGCTTTTAGAATAATTTTTTCATTTTCAAGAATTGCTTCCTGAAAGTCAAGTTCTCGAAAGTTTACGTTTGAAATCTCATCAATCTCAATACCACCATCAAGAATCAATGGGCGCCGACCTCCAGCCGAAGGGCTGTATCGCGCCTGCCAGGAGAGAAGCATACGCTCTTTAATTTTCTCTGACAAAGTATTTGGAGATTTGAGAACAAGTCCGGGAACAGCTCCATTCTTAAAGAAATTATCCTGAAACTCTCTCATGCGCTGCATCAATATCATTGTACGAAGTGCAGGCTTTAAACGTGAAATTCCTCGATAAATTGAGTAGAAAGAATTTTCTTTTACGTGAATAATTTCACTTGGGCTATAAGTTACTTTCTCTTTAAAAGTAAACTTTTCAATGTATGTTGTGTCACTTGCATGTATTGTAACATCTGAGGCAGGAAGATGGTATAAGTGTACGCCATCAAAGTAAATAAATATATTTCCATCTAATAAGTAGTCGATAAATAAATTGCGACGAAAAGTATTAATGTCCTGAAAAGGGTTGGGCTCTCTATTTAAAAGATTTGCAACCTTACTCGCTTTAATACCTTTGACTACACTCATTGTATTAAGCTGTTCACCAACGCGAACACTAATTTCCGAGGAGTCGTCTACAATCATATTTACGCCACGATTTACAATTTCAAGTTCTTCATAGGCGCGTTCGTAACGATAGGTAAGTTCACGAGTTGGCTCGGTTTTATGATCAAAGTATCGTTGAGCTGGATTCAACTTTTCTTCGTAGTCATCCTGCTTGCTCGCTCCGAATATTTTATTATACCATGCCATGTTTTTCTCGTTGAATCTCAACCCACTTCATCTGCTTTTTTGCAGTACCAAGACTTGGGTTTCTTCCATAAATTGAGTGTAACTTTAAGTGATGCTCATGACATAAAGTTACTGTATGTTCGTATAGTTCTGCCCAGTTTTCTTCAATAAATTCGTCTCTCCAAATAGTAATATACTCATCAGTATAATGTTCCGGACGAATCTTTTGTTTTTCTTTTAGCCACTTTTCAAGTAGAGGGCTTAAACTATAAAAATGATGAAAGTCAAGCTGGGTTACTTCCCCGCAGATGTGACATTCAGAGCCTTTTTCGTACTTTGACTTTGCTCTATCTCGAATGTATTTAATCTTATCTCTTTTGAGTTCTTTCATTTTCTATAACCAGAATTATATCGTTTGGTAGATAAATTGTCAAATACTATTTTTCAGATGGTCTCTTCAGAACGAACTCTGAGTCGTCTCAAATGAATATAGCGCATATCGAAGAGCATCTGCCATATGCGATGCTCGATTATGTTTTGGCTTTTCTTTTGCAAGGTTTGGATTTGGATCCCATTGATACTGATCAAGTGCTGACATTGTTTCAAGGCAGCGCTGATCTACGAGAAGATTATCATTATCAACAATAGCAGCCACATGAGCGATACCATCCAAGACAGACTTCTTGGCGTTAATGGTGGAAATATCATAATTCTGAGCAAAATCAAACCGAGTTTGCTGAGCTGCAGCGTCAATATAGATATAATCAATATCCCACTTGTCCACAAGTCTTCGTATCTCTGACGCGTGTTGTTCTGTCGTTTTTTCTGCATCTAAGTACTCGTCGACGACGTAGTATTTTCCTTCATCCCAGTCGTATGCAATGACGCAGAACGCTGTCGGGTCTCTGTAGCCCACGTCGAGTCCTGCAAATACATCGAACCTTCTCGTCTCAAGGCTCTCACAATTAACCACACAAGTTTCGTGATTGAAATTCCAGATTTGTCCTTCATAGGTGTTAAAATCTGCCTCGTATTCCTGCTTAAATTCAGCTTCGGACATACTTTTTCGAGCTTCCGCAATATCGCTTTCAGACATGCGAGGATTATCTTTATAAGTAGCGCGTATAGAGCACCATTCCGCGAATTCATCATTAAAACCTCGATCAAAGAATTCAGCAAACCAGTTATTCCTGCCACGAGGTGTCGAGATAAAGATCGCTTTTGAGTTTGCTTTATCAAGAGTAGGACGAAGTGCGACATTAAATGCATCTCTGCCGTCTGCTAACGCTGCTTCGTCGAAAATAATGAGGTCGTAACTTCTGCCTACGCAGGAATCGACCTGGTTTACTGAAC